GTTTTACACCTAACAAATCTGAGTCAGCTTCATTGACTGCGTTAACAAATTGTATAGAGTAACCTTTTGACATATATTACTCCTCGTCGTCGTCCCATTCATCAATGACTTTTTCTACATCAACTTTAGATGGAGTCTCTTTTTCTTTTTTAGTAGTGACCTTTTTTGGCTCCTCTACTTTTTTAGCTGATGTAACTTCAAGAACATCTTTGTTTGCAGCAGCGCCATTTAACTTGTTTTTACCACCTGATTGGCCTTCAACCCAATCGTTATAAGACTTAATCCATTCAGCTATATCGTTAAACAGGTCTTGGTCGTCTGTTGTTAATTCTATTGGGTCGCCAGACTCTATTTTCACATCATCAGGTAAATAAAATTCAATACCACTTTGCCCTGATTCTTTTCTAGTTCCTAAACTAATTTTGCATTGAGGTAAAAGTAAATTTTTTGATATCATATCAGCAACAGGTACGCCCATAATTTTGAAAGCATCTTTGTTTTTAACCTCCCAGACAAAAGGTATGGGTTTATCTACCGAACCATCTTTTATCACATTACCATTTTCATCCAAAGCACCTGCAAAATTAGCCTCACCAAAAAGAACTCTCACTCTTTTAGTCGCTCTCATGATGTCCTTTGTTTCTTGCGGTAAACTATCGAAGTCTTCAACATATTTACTAGGTCTACCACAATTTACTGTACCGTCAGTATCTTTTAGATCAGATTTCAAATCTAAACCCATGACCGACTTAACGTAATAACCAGAATCTTCGCCTTCAGGCACATATCTTTCGTACATAAATCTTTGGCAAAATAACCTTATTACTATGCCGTCAGAATCATATATCTTAGAACCATCAGTATCTAGTCTTTCTAAACAAAAAGAACCTGCATCTACGACTTCGACTTTTCTTTTTTTACCTTTTATCTCTTCTTCACCCATTATTGGCTTATGTATAATTTTTAGCCTAGGCAAAGTGCTACTTTGAGTCTTTGTATTAGCATCTTGGGTCATACCCATAGCTTCTGCTAAAGCGTTAAAATCGTTACCACCCACCAGTTTTATGTTTGACATATAGTTTCTCCTTTAATAACTTATTTAATATAAATATGCTAGCGCAAAAAAAATCCCACCGTATAGGTAGGATTTTTAATGATTTTATTTATTTCCTAGAATTGAAGGATTGCATAATCATATTTGATTGTCAATTCAATTTGAATTGGATCTTCTGTAGCCCAATCCATATCACCAAATGTTGCTGCTGATATGAAAGCTCCTTT